AGTCTGCCGAGGACAAGGCTGCTGCCGACGAGAAGAAGGCTGCGGCTGCAACCGAGAAGGTGATCAGCGATGCGGTGCGGCTGATCAAGGCACAGCCGCCAACAGTCATCGAGCACAAGCCAGAGATCAGTGTGGAGGTTGGGGATACCAACGTCCACGCATTCAAGCCTCGCAATCCGCCAGACGAGCGCTTGAACAAGAAGCTGCGCGGCAAGCGATTGCCAGACGGCAGCATGGAAGCATGGTGGGTCAACGATGAAGAGGAATCGCCAAAATGACTATGGGATCTGCAGGGGTCACCGGCTGGGCACCGACAGTCAAGGTCGCGCATGCGCCGACGTTTCACGAAGAGCTGAAGGCTGTGATCGGCGAGCTGCTGTTCTGCGCCGACAACGGCACGCAGCCATCACCTGAGCTGCGCAAGCGTGCCAGCGCGATGGATCAGAAGCTCGGTCGACTGATCATCGAGGCACAGAGGATCTTGGCATGACCGTTGCCGAAGTCGAGCGCATCCTGGGCGAGCCGCTGCCTGATCGGGTAGGCATCAACCCTGAGCGGGCGAAGTACGTCAAGGCCTGGACTCATGCGGAGTACCGCGAGCGCAGCCTGGGCCAGGAAGCTGCGCTCAAGTTCCTGTCGATAGCCAAGCCGCCTGCCGACGGTGAGTGCATCGACTTCGGCTGTGGCACCGGGCGCGGCGGATTCATGCTCGCACTCATGGGCAAGCTCAAGGTCACGATGCTCGACTTCGCCGAAGGCTGTCTCGATCCAGAAGTCGCAGAGTACGTCGAGCAGCAGCGCGACCGCATCGACTTCATCGAGCACGACCTGACGCGCAACCTGAGCGTCAATGCCGCGTACGGGTTCTGCTGCGACGTCATGGAACACATCCCTGAAGAGGATGTCGACCGTGTGCTGCGCAACATCCTGATGGCTGCGCGCTATGTGTACTTCGAGATCTCGACGGTCGACGACATCTATGGCCCGATGCTGTTGGGCGAGCCGATGCACCTGACAGTCAAGCCGATGTCGTGGTGGCTCAAGCGGCTTGAAGACATCGGCTGCTTGATCCTGTTTAACGAACAGGCATACGACGCCTGCAGGATCTACTGCACCGCATGGCGTACCACAGAGGACATCGTCAAGATCGGCTCGGTCAACGTCGAGGAAGCCATCCTCAACGAACAGGTTCGCACGAACATCGAAGGCGGCTGGCAGCAGATGATGCCTTTCGACAAGCAGCAGCGCGAGCTGGTGCTGTTAGCTGGCGGGCCGAGCCTGAATGATTCAGTCGACGAGATCAAAGCTCTGCGGGCCGATGGCGCGGCCATTGTCACCGTCAACGGCACCTACAACTGGGCGCTGGAGCACGGCATGGAGCCAAGTCTGCAGATCGTCATGGACGCGCGCCAGTTCAATTCTCGGTTCACCAAGCCAGTCACCCCATACACCAAGTACCTGATCGCGTCCCAGGCCCATCCAGACGCCCTGGCGGGCCTGCCCAAGGATCGAACGTGGCTGTGGCACAGCGGGATCTCGCAGGAGAACGCCGACCTCGTGATTGAGCGCACCGGCACGTTCTTCCCGATTCCAGGCGGCAGCACCGTCGTCATGCGCGCGATACCGCTGCTCGTGATCATGGGGTTCAGCCAGATCCACCTGTTCGGGTTCGATTCGTGCGTCAAGCCGATGGACGCGAAGGTGTCTGGGTGGCCTGCGCCGTTCACGCATCACGCATACGAGCAGTCGGAGAACGATGGTGATCCGACGATGCCGGTGACGACGCCGGATGGCAAAGTGTTCCAGTGTCTGCCGTGGATGGTTGCGCAAGCGACAGAGTTCATCGGCTTGATCAAGTTCTTGGGCGACCAAGTTGAGTTGTCCGTGCATGGCGACGGACTCATCGCGCACATCGTCAAGACAAGCGCATCTATCAATTCAGAGGAGTGAATCATGGCTGCTACTGCATGGGTTTTGTACAACAAGGCCAAGCGCAACATCATGTCCAACAGCGGCGGCACCCAGATCAACCTGGGCACTACCGCAATGAAGATGAAGCTGACGACGTCGAACAGCAACGCAGCAACGCTGACGCTGTCGACATTCGGCTCGATCACTGGCGAGATCATTGCGCAGGGCGGCTACGCGGCTGGTGGCAGAGCGCTCGCTGGCCTCGCAATCACGACCAAGCTGTCGGCGAAGAGCTACTCGCTGATGGCCAACGACTTGGTGTTCACGGCATCTGGCGCGACGCTGAGCAACATCATGTACGCAGTGATCGGCGTGTCAGGTGGTCGACCGGTGTGCTACTCGCAGCTTTCGACTGTGTCGTTCAACATCCTGAACCCGAACACGCTTACCGTCCAATTTAATACGAACGGCGTGTTTGAACTTCACTGACCATCAATGAATGGTGATTCGGCCTCTCAATTCAAACCGAAACGAGGTAGCTGAGATGGCAACGACAACCAGCCTGCAGCAATTGCAGGCAGCTCTGAATGCGCTGACGACGCGCGTGTCGGCGCTGGAAGCAAAGACGACAGCATTCATTCAATGGCGAAAGCCATTGATCAATATGACGGCAGTGCCAGCAGCCCAATCGCATGCAGCGAGCGGCGTGATATCTTGGACATGGACTGGTGTCGCCGGATCTCAAGCGGTGACATACAGCATCGACGGCGCGGCAGCAAGTGTTGCGCCGCCAACTTTCTCGTGGGGACCGCTGCCTGTTGGTGAGCATAGGCTCGACATGTTTGTCGGAGGGGCTCCTGAGCTGTCATTGATCTGGAACATAGAGGGCTAAAGCAATGGGTTTCACACACAAGTTCGGATCGAAGGCTTCCCCGATCAACCTTGCCGACCTCGACACCAACTTCTCGGAAGCGGCAAACGCCGATTTTTCGCCTGTCATCACGTACAACGCAGGAACGGTTGGTGATAGCCTCAAGTCGCTTGCGGCACAGGTCAATGGAATCCAGCAAGGCCCGTACGATGAATCGCAACTGACTGGCATTCGGCTGCAGAGTATCAACATGCAGACGGGCCAGAGTTACACGCTAGTCGCGGCTGATGCGGTGCATACGATAGTCGAGCGCAACTCGACTGTTCCAAATGACACACTGCTGCCATCGACAAGCGTGATAGCTGTCGGCTCGCCGCCGATACCTATCGTGCAGCTAGGCACTGGCGTAAGCTCGATCAAGGGTGTGAACGCGAGCATAACGCTGCTGCTGCCAACAGGCAGCATCAACCAAATCGCGCGCCGCAACGTGAAGGCATTCGTCGAGCCAATCGCAACCGATACGTGGCTGTTGTCTGGCGAGCTGGCGACGTCAGCGCTGCCGACGTGGACTGTCGACCCATCGATCAGTGGCACTGGCGTGGTCGGCGCGAACCTGACCTGCAACGACGGCACCTATACAGCGAACGCGTCGGTATCGCGCCAATGGTTGGTGGCTGGCGCGATCACTGGCAATACTGGTGCCGCATACGCGCCAGTTGCCAACGACGTAGGCAAGACTGCCGCGTGCCAAGTGACTATCACACTCAATGGAGTATCGGCAACCAAGACCACGAATTCGATCAACATCGTGGCTGCGGCAGAAACGAAACCGCAGAACACGACGCTGCCAAGCATCACTGGAACCAACACCGTCGGCTCAAACGTCAGTCTCAATGTCGGTGTATGGACAAACAATCCGACCGGCACGCCCGGGTATTCTCTTACGCTCAAGCGTGATGGAACGACGACGCAGGCCTATACCCTCAATGCCAACACCACATCGCTGCAATACACGCTGGTAACGCTCGATGCCGCAACCGCATTGACGCTGTCAGTGACAGCCACGAACAACAGCGGCACAGGCAACGCCGCTGTTAGCGCTCCATTTGCTGTGGCGGGGCTCAAGCCTCAGTATTCAGGTGGTGCGAGCATCACACCAGCTTCCCCAGTGGTTGGCGCTATCCTGACTGCAAACCAAGGATCTGTCACTGGCGCGACATCGATGAGCTATGTGTGGTCACGTGGTGCAACTCAGATCCAGACCGGCGCGAGCAACCAGTACACGAGCGTTCAAGCAGACGTCAACCAGACTATCTCTTGCGTCATCACGGCAACAAACTCCGCTGGATCTATCGACATTACGCCGTCTGGTGTCGTCGTGCTCGCACAGTCTGGTGGCAATGTCCCCGTGTACTTCGATAACGGCGTGGCCGCTACTGGCACGACCTTGTTCTCTGGCTCGATTGCGGTCAGCCCGAGGCTTGTCGGGATGCACTGGATTCAATTCACCGACAGTTACGGTCAACCGCACTACGGCCCGTTCAATCCAGCGTGGCCAGCCAACGAAGCAATCAAGCTTACGTGCTGGAGGACGCATGGAAATCACGAAATCGGTTTCTGGAACATGACAGAGCCGACGCAGAATGCATCCGGCGCATCGAACGGTTATGACTGGAGCCACTGGGACAAGGCAGAGAGTTTCTTCGCCCACAACAACATCAACAACGTCTATATCGTGTTGCAGGGCATTCCATCGTTCTACAGGGCGCGCCCGTTAGGGCCAGATGCTGATTGGGGGACGCAGTTGCCGACAAGCCAGACGGCGATGAACAACTACCTGAACGCGTTGTTCACTCGCTACCCGCGCCTGTTCATGGTCGAGGTAGCCAACGAGTTCTGGACATCGGCTGCGATGGGCAACACAACCGGCGCAATCAGTGAAGGCGTCGTATACAACGGCTCGTGGGTCGGCACGATGGCAGAACTGCGCACGCTGTGCAGTTGGATTCTCGATTGGCGCAACAACTTCAACAACGCGAATCCGGGGCGCAACATCAAAGTGCAGGCCCCGTCTGTGCCGGGGGAAGCTGGGCACGCGCAGGGGCTGATCAACTTTCTCAACAGCTACTCGCGAAAGAACGAATTCGACTCATTTTCCGGGCACGAGTACGAACACTACGAAAACGACATGCAGGGCACCAATCTGGCGCTGTCGATGATCCGCAGCTACGTCAACAACAACATCACGAACGGAACGTCGAAGCCGGTGCGCGACGGCGAGCACGGGCTGGCAAATGGTGTCACCGTGTCTGCCGCGCGGATCTACAACATGTTCGTGCGCGCGGCCATCATGGGCATCGATGGCATCGACTTCTTCACATATGGCGGGCTGGCGAGCAGCGACTACAACGCAGGCATGCCGTTCCAAGATGCGTCGGTGAGGCAGGCATATGCTGACGCGGCGAGCCTGTGCGGCACGACGATCACGAAGGTAATGTCTGGCCCGGGTGGCTACTGGCGCGTCGAGGGGTTGACTGCAGCGTCTGGCGGTGGCAGCGGTGGTGGCGGTGGTGGCGGTGGTGGTGCAGCACCATCGTTTATCTCAGCATCCAAGATCAGCTACGGCACCAGCGCAACCGCAACCGCGAACGTACCTGCAGGCTCGACGAATGGCGAGCGTCTTGTACTGGTGGTGGCGCTGCTCGACTCGACGAAGACGATCACCAATCCGAGCGGGTGGGGGTCGCCTGTCAGCTCGCAGACCAGCGGCTCTGGCGCAACGCATGTCAGAACGCAGATCTATGAACGCGTGGCGTCGTCAGAGCCTGCGAGCTACAGCATCACGCTGTCTGGCTCGTGCTCGTGGGCCGCATCGATCTGCAGACTTGCAGCCACAGGCAGCACGCCATCCGAGGACGCATCGCCAGCAAGCACATCTGGCGAAGGCGCAAACCCTACAGCGCCGAGCGTAACGGCGGTGAGCGCATCGACGCTGCTGCTTGCGGTGGCGGCTCAGTATCAGGCAACGGGCACTACCTGGGGGCAGGGCCCAGCAGGCTGGTCGCTAGACGCGTACTCGTGGCAGAGCATGCCGATCAACCTAGCGATCATGCACAAGGCGCAATCTGTCGCTGGCGCAACAGGCACTGTCGCGTTCAGTGCAGACGGGTTCGCCGGAACCTACTGGACAGCACACCAGATCGCATACAAGTCGTAGCCTATTCGTAGCCTATGAGCGCACTTGACTTCGGAGGTTCTGGGCACCTCAACGACGCAATACGCCAGTATCAGGTGGATCTACCGCAGATACCCAATGCGGATTGGTGCATCGGCGCATGGATACGAAGCGACAACTACCCCGGCGCTGGCAACGCCCCGCTTGTTCTGAGTCAGAACAACGATTTCACCACGACGAATGCTATAACGTTACAGTTGGACGGTGACAACAATGGCGCGCTGTTTTTGGGCGCGAACCTTTCGACAGGTACGTACAAAACAGCAAGCTGCTCCGTCACGTTCAATGCGGTAAACCTTCTGATCGCGCAGCGCAGGGGCACGAACTTGGAGGTGTACGCGTGCGTAAAGGGCGGCACGAAGTCAGTTCCCGACACGACAACGGCTCTGAGCGGTAGCACTGGGACAGTGCCCGCTGATACGTGGTACATCGGGCGCAGAGCAATCGTCCCGCTTGGTGAGTGCTTCATCCTCACATCAGACAGCCTCACAGCAGCCGAGGTGACCACGCTCGCAAGCGGCAAGCAGATCTCGACGATTCGCACGCCAGCCTACTTCTGGCCGTTCAGGGATGGAGCCGTTGCCACCGAGCCGAACGATGGCAGTGCCGGGAGCAGCTACAACGCGACAGAGTCTGGCAGCGACACGACGCCACCATATGGCTTCGTCACCACCACAGAGTTCTTTGCTCTTACATCGGCGCAAACATTAGTGCCGATCAGCGTGACGGCGGCTGGCAACTGGGTTGCTGTGCCAAGCGGAAACTTGGCTACCGTGCTTGATGAATCAACGCGCGACGACACAGATTACGCAAGCCTCGACGGTGTGGTCGGCAGCACGTTCAAGGTCAAGCTGACATCAGCAAACGACCCACTCTCATCGACCGGCCACACGTTCAACTACGTCTTGCAGGGCAGTGGCAACATGAACGTGGCGCTGGTGCAGGATGCGAACACGATCATCGCGAGCTGGTCGCATGCGCCTGCGCCTGAAGGTTTCACGCAATACGATCAGACGCTCAACGCATCGCAAGCGGATAGCATCACGAACTACTCAAATCTCTCGGTTCAATTCACAGCATCGTGATGTAGAAGCACTGCGCCGTTAGGCAAGGAACACCGTGTCAATCAGCGGCGCAAACAGAGGAGCAGGCACCCACAACACGGCAAGCACCACGCTTGTCATCGTGCCCGCGTCCAACTTGGCTGCTGGCAGTTGGGCCACGCTGGCTGTCGCGTACGACAACAGCGGCTCGTCTGGCGCAGATCCCTACAGCAGCATCACCGATAGCCGAGGCAACCCTTGGGTTGTTCGGCAGGCGTGCCTGAACGATCCATCAACTGCCAACGCTGGCATAGCTATGCGGCTGTTCACCAGCAACATGTCCGCTGGCGCGCTGCTGACGACCAACAATATCACGGTCACTCTCAGCACGAACACGACCGCAAAGGCGTGGACGCTGACCGAGGTCATTCCAGATGCGGGGTACGAGGTCGCCTACGTCACGGGTGCGAACAGCGCGACGACGACCGCAAACCAGAACATCACGACGGGCACGATCCAGGCGAACAGCATGGTGCTGGCCGCGATTGGTCGTGAGTACAACAGCACACGCACGCCAGACTCCGACACAGCCAACGGCTCGTGGTCTACAAACCAGAACGCAGGCGTGGGCTCGACGACGTCGGGCATGGAGATCATCAGCCAGTACAAGGTAGTCACTGGCGACGGGACGCAGACCTACAACCCCACGTTCAACCAGTCGACAGATGGCTGCTCGATGTGGGTGCAGTTCATCCAGAACGACCGCAACCCGGTCGGAATCGGATCTGGCGTATTCGCTGGCCTCGCTCCAACCGCATCGAAGAGCAAAGGCTGGAAGGTTTCGTGGGCTCAGTTTGTCATTCCGTCCGCTCCAGCGAGCGCGAACATCACGATCTCGCCTGCTGTCGGGTCTGGCGTATTTGCTGGGCTGCAGCCAGTAGCTAACAGCACCGACAACAGGACATCGAGCCCAGGTCTGGGAACAGGCGCGTTCTCTGGGCTGGCTCCAGTGACGTTGCGTGGCGGCGTCGTCACGCCGACCTATTGTTCGGGGGTCTTCTCGGGTTTGCAGCCGACCCTGGTGCAAGGCAACGTCGAGCAGCCGGATCTAGGTACAGGCGTATTCGCTGGCCTTCAGCCAACGCTGTTCCGGCAGAGTTTCGTACTGACGGCTACCGGCAACGGTGCGTTCGCGGGCCTCACGCCGATAACGGTGCGTGGCTCAGTGGTCACGATGAACGCGGGCAGCGGCGTGTTCGCTGGTCTGACTCCCACGGTCTTCAGAGAGAACATCACGCAGCCGAGCTACGGCTCAGGTGCGTTCGCGGGACTGATCCCGATCACGGTGCGCGGCAGCATCGTGCTATCCAACTATGGCAGCGGCGCGTTCAGCGGCCTGCAGCCCACCCTGTTCAGGGAGTTCTACGCGCAACCGAGCTACGGCAGCGGAGCTTTCGCCGGTCTAGCTCCTGTCGCGCTGCTTGGCTCGATCACACAACCGGGGCTGGGCGCTGGCGCATTCGCAGGCCTTGCTCCATCGCTGCTGATCAACTCGATCACACTTCCTGGGATCGGGTCTGGAGCTTTTGCAGGCATTGCTCCGACAGCGCTGCGCGGATCGGTCATACAGCCTGGGATCGGGCTAGGTGCGTTTGCTGGGTTGGCTCCGAGCCTGCTGGTCAACTCGATCACGCTGCCAACCACCGGCACCGGAGCTTTCGCGGGCTTTGCGCCAGTTGTAGTTCAGGGCAACGTCGACACGCCCGGGCTGGGCACCGGGAATTTCTCTGGGCTCGCTCCCACGGTGGTGGTCGGCTCAATCACGCAACCCGCCGTCGGTTCTGGCGCGTTCGGCGGGCTCACACCCGCGCTGCTGGTCAACCAGATCGTCCAGCCTGGGCTCGGGTCGATGTCTGCGGCGGGCCTCGCGCCCACAGCCAACGTCACGACAGGCCAGTCGTACGCGATCACCCCGCCAATCGGCACGGGTGCGCTCGTCGGTCTGCAGCCGACAGTCATCTCGGGCGACAGCAGGGTGGCAAGCCCGGGCCTTGGGTCGATTGCAGCGGCTGGCCTTGCCCCAACGGTCGCCACGACCGACCACCACATCGTAAATCCGGGGCTAGGATCGATTGCTGGGCTCGGGTTGGCACCTACGGTGCGGGTCGACCAGTTTGCGCAGCCTGCAGCCGGTTCTGGTGCCTTCGTGGGCCTTGCGCCCAGCCTGCTGATCAACCAGTTCGCCCAACCCGGGCTCGGCACCGGGGCTTTCTTGGGTCAGGCACCGACCCTGGTGCAGGGCCGGATCGCTCTTCCAGGCCTGGGAGCCGGGGTTTTTGCGGGCCTGCTGCCGGTAGCTCTGCGCGGATCTGTCGCCCAGCCTGGGTATGGCTCGGTGGTGTTAACAGGCCTCGCGCCGACCGTCGTCATTGGCTCGATAGCCGTCACGCCAGCGGGCACGGGCGCGTTCGGCGGGCTCACGCCGACCGTGGTGGTTGGCAACGTCGTGCAGCCTGGGCTAGGTGCTGGGGTGTTAACTGGGCTCGCGCCCAGCCTGTTCAAGCAGAACTTCGCGCAGCCAGGGCTAGGCTCGGGCGCATTCGCTGGGCTACAGCCGACATCTGTTAACAGCGGCGAGGGCTCGGTCGCGTCACCGCCGACAGGCGCGGGCGTGTTCGCTGGGCTCACGCCGACCATCGTCGCGACCTACAACCAGATCTCGACGCCAGCCTACGGCACGGGCACCTTCGCTGGCCTGCAGCCGATAGCGCTGCTCGGGTTGATCAAGCCGACACCCGTCGGCACGGGTGCGTTCCTGGGCCTGCAGCCGAGCCTGCTGCGCGAGTCGGTCAGACCGATACCTGCAGGCGCGGGCGCGTTCAGCGGCCTTGCGCCGACGGTCGTCGTCACCGATCACCACATCGTCACGCCGGACACCGGCACGCTGTCGATCAACGGTCTGCAACCGACATCAATCGGGGTCGGGGTCGAGATCATCGTCACGCCAGTGCCGTCCATTGGCCTGGACGGTGTCGGTGCGGGCAAGCGGTTGGAGTACATCCACGACCGCACCTACCGCAGGCCGATTGACATTCCGGTTGACATACACGTTGGCTCTGGAGCATTCGCGGGATTCGCACCGACGATCTTGATCAGCGACATCAGGCCACCCGAGCCAGAGGTGGTCGAGCCGGTCGAGATCCCACCGCAGATCATCATCGCGCACCGTGTGCGTCTGCCAGTGGCTATTCCGCCCAGGCCTGTTGATCGCAGAATCGAGGTGCCGCTTGGCAGCATGTCGTTCTCTGCGATGGCACCAGAGGTGATACAGACCGACGTTGAGCTAGAAGACTTTTTGGCTATGGTCGCGGAGTTCAGTTGATGAAGCGCTCGATCCTGATCAAGACCGATTGCAATTGCTCGATGCCAGGGATCGTGCGCGCACTCGACCAAGAGAACTTCGATAAGGCCGCAGCAGCACAGATCTCCAAGGGCCGCAAGCGTCCAGTGCTCACCGCTGTGGGCAAGTACATCAGCCGCAAGGAAGGCAAACTCACCAAGCGCATCAACAAGATCCTGCGCAAGAACGCGCGCGAGCTGGCGCGCAAGGCCGCGGCAGCGTACAGCAAACGCATGTACGGCAAGCTGCAGAAGTACCGCGAAGACCAGCCGCGCGACTATCACGGCAGATGGACAGATTCAAGCGGCTCGCTCGACGCCGAGATCGCAGCCAACGACAACGCGAACACCCCGAACGCTTACTCGCTGGACATGCGTTCGGATGACTTCGAGCAGCGATTTTTGAAGGATGGTGGTACGGAGTCTCGCGCAGAGCATATGGCAGAGCGTGTGGACGATCTGATTTATGAGGCTGGCGGACACAACACCGGCACGGCGTTAGGAGATGACGCAGCAGCCAAGACGGCTGTGATGGAGCACCTGAGTGCTGCGCTCATAGACAAACCTGAGTGGGACAAGCTGATGCATGCCACATACACAGTAATCCCAGACAGTTTGCGTGAGGGCATATCGCAGCAACTGGCATCGAATGTCGTGCATGAGTGGGCAAAGACGTCTTCGGACTCAAGCAGCCTGTCGCTGTTGATGCAGGATCTCGCGGCGCAAGAGTTTGGGTTGAGCTGGACAGTGGCCGACAGCAAAGTAGACAGTCGAGGAACATTCCAAGGCAAGGGCGCAGACTTTCTTGCTGATCGCGTCAACAGACTCATGTTCAATGGCATCTTGTCGAACGAGGACGTGAAGACGGGCCTGCGTACATTCTTGCGCGAGATGTACGACCAGACGCAGGCGGATCTGAAAGCCAATGGTGTGAAAGAGCTGTTCGTTTCTCGCGGTGTTGCGCAAGAGCTGGCGCGCGGATACGACGAGATCAAGATGAACCCGATCTCGTCGTGGAGTGCAGACGAAAAAACAGCATACGCATTTGCAGAGGCCGGTGGTGCCAGAACGAACGTGAGCAGCACGATGCTATTCACGCGCATACCAGCATCGCGTGTGCTGTCCACTCCACGAACTGGTTACGGTTGCAGAGGCGAGCGCGAGGTCGTTGTGCTCGGTGGCCCGACAAGTGCGGTGAAGATGAGCAGCGCCGACTACTACAACTCACCGAACAACTGGTCGCAATCGGTGGCCGACATCCTCAAGCAGCACGAGGACAAGCTTGGCAAAGCCGCACCGTTCAACGTCGATGCCGATCTCGACAACGCCGACTGGCTCAAGACCACATGGGATCTTCCACCGTACAAGTCACCTGAGTTCATGCGCGTGGTGCATGACCTCGACGCGTTTCGCAAGCTGCCTGTGTACAGGCATGCGGTGCGCGCTGGGTTGATCGTCAACGATCAGTGGGCAGTCAAGAAGCTCGCCAAGGCAGCGAACGACGGCCTAGTCGAGGAAGTGCTGCAGATGCTGCGCGAGCAGGGCATGCCTGAAGAGATGGTCGACGAGCTGCGCGACGAGGTGATCGATGCGTACAAGACCGCTGGCCGCGCCGGAATCGCACAGGTTGGAATCGATGCATCCGAAGCGATGGTGCATCAGCTCGATGTCGAGGCTGCGTTCTGGGCGGCGAACCGTGGCGGCGAGCTGATGAAGGATTTCGCGAACACTACCGACGAGGCTGTGCGCGAGGTGCTCAACCAAGCGGTCGAGGAAGGTTGGAGCGCAGACGATCTGCAGTCAGCCATCGAGGATCTCGGAGCATTCGGCGAGGTTCGAGCTTCGATGATCGCGCGTACAGAGCTAGCCTTCGCCCATGTACAGGGATCGCTTGAGGGGTGGCGATCTACTGGTGAGGTGGAGGGTAAACGCTCGATACTCGGTGATCTGCACGAGGTAGCTGATGAATGCGATGACGCCGCAGAGATGGGCGTTGTTGACATTGACGATGACTTCGGTGGTCTTGGTGACCCGCCCTTTCATCCAAATTGTTTTTGCGACCTTTTGCCTGTACTGCGCGCCGCACCAGAGCTAGAGGACGACAGTGTCGAAGAGTGAATCAGATTGTGCAGCCTGGGTGCAATGCGCGCTTCGCGTTCAGATAAGCCGCATGCGCCAATTCTTTCGTGTCGAAATTGCCGATGTGGTGGGCGCGTCCGTTCAACGTGATCTGAGCGCACCATCGTTCGCTGCGCAACCTGCCCCCGCGCTTCAAGTGAACACCGAGAAGACCGCTTTTGCTATTGCGCTTCGCCGCGCGAAGGTTTTGCATGTTCACTTGGCGCGTTACGTCTCTCAGATTGTCCAGGCGATTGTTCGTGCCGTCGCCGTCAAGGTGGTCGATATGTTTCGATGGCCATTCCCCAGTCACCATCAACCAAATGGCGCGGTGTTCTTGGAGTCGTATGGCACCAACTCTGACGCGCATGTAGCTTGCCTTGGTCGGTTTTCCGGCGCGATCACCAGCGGCATGTTTATGAGATGTGGTGTTTGCCTCACGCCAGCGCAGGCACCCGTTATCGGCGTCGTAGTAGAACAGTTCAAGAAGAAGCGGTCTAATGTCTCTAGCTTTCATCCGGCAAGTTTAGCAGTGATGCTGCACCACAGGAGACTGACATGGAACGAATGACACCGAACAGAAGCGGCACGGTCGTATTCACTGCCAACGCGACTGCACAGAACCAAGCGCTGCCGCTGGGCGGCGGGTTGCTCGTGGGGCTGTTCAACGCTGGGCCACAGCCATGCTATGTCGAGTTCAGCAACGACGCCAACAGCGTGTGCGCGGTGCCCACGGCAAACGTCGGCGGCGGCTTTCCTGTCGGTGCGAACCTGTCGATGCAGCAATTCATGCTGCGTATCGATGACACGCGCATCGCGTTCGTGAGCGATGGCAACAGCACACTGTACGTCACGCGCGGCAAGGTGATGTGATCAACCAAGGAGCAAGACCATGACGACTCGCGTTTATCCGACCGACCCATACACCCACCCCATCACCGTCAATGGCAGGCTCTACACGCCTGCCAACGGGGTGTCGCAAGACGTGCCAGACCATGACGCCGCAGTGCTGACAGCCAACGGCTGGATGCGGGTCGGCCTCGTCGGCACCACGGCGCAGCGACCGGCTGCACCAGCGAATGGTGACCGGTACGTCGACACAACCGTCGGCGCGCTGCTGTTTTTCGACGGCAAGGACTGGCATCAGACCTACTCAGGTGCCGCCGCATAGGCATGCCAATACACGCCTGTACGTTGCCAGGGGGTGGCCAGGGGTGGCAATGGGGTCGCTCGGGAAAATGTTACCCATCGCGCGCCCAGGCAGAGCGGCAGGCGACAGCGATCTACGCGTCGGGTTGGCGCGAAAAGATCGATCTCGGCGTGCTGCTCGGTGGCGTGAAGCTAATCGAGCAGCCGAAGACGCAGATCGCTGCGCTGCTGAAGCAAGCCATCGACGAAGAAGCTCACCGAGCTGCCACAAGCGACCTGAACATCACGCGCAAGCCGACCGAAGCGCAGATCTCGGCGGGGAACTACAAGCTCGGGCACATCCGCATCAGCGGACTGGACATCAGCATCGAGAATCCGGCAGGCAGCAAGCGCAGGCCTGAGTGGCCAGTGATGCCAGACCACTACGGCTACATCAGGGGGACAACAGGTGCAGATGACGACCATGTTGACTGCTTCGTGCGTACGGGCACACCTGAAGACTGGAACGGCACTGTGTATGTCGTCGACCAGATTGATCCTGACGGCGCCTTCGATGAGCACAAATCTTTTCTTGGTTACGGCAGCGAGAAAGAAGCGCTCGATGCATACATTGCCAGCCACGACGACATGCCAATCGTGGGGCCGGTCACTGCAATGTCACTCGATGAGTTCAAGGCATGGCTCGCGAGCGAAGCCACAACTGAGCCGCTGGCGACGACCAATCTTGCGCGGCTGCTGAAGTTCAGAAGCGATCAGCTACGCGACGAGAATGGCAGATGGATCGAAGAAGGCGGCGCAATAGCTGGAACAGAACTAACACGCAGCTTCAGCACAGTCGAGTACCAGACCGGGCTGGGCGATCTGATTCCGTACAAGACAGTCGGCGAGGTTAGCCAGTTCTTCGACTCGAAGACGCTGCCGATGGACATCAACGAACCGGCGACCGTGAATCACGCTGCGGCAATCATGTCCAAGGAATTCGACTATCAGGTGCAGCAGGGCCACACCGGGCTGGACTGGTACGACAAGAATGTCGAGCAGTCGTTCGAGATCATGCAGCAAAAGATCCCAGAGCTTGCTGATCCGATGAACAGGCTGATGTTTTCGCTCGTGGCCGGGATTCAATCGCAACAGACAGACGTCCCGCAGAACGTGATCTACACAGCGGAATGCATGAAGGCCTACTTCGAGTCGATGAAGGCAGACCCAAACGGTGTTGGTCAATTTCCTCTGACGCAAGAGAGCGGCAAGAAATGGGGATTAAGCGCTAAGGCAGGTTCGCTGCAATGCCTGAATGGGCTGATCCGCGACATGGGGCCAGAAGGAGCCTTGTCCTATGCATACAGCATGCACACCGTCGATGAGTTAAACGGTGTGCGTCAGTACTACGGAACGAAGGGGCCGACAGTCGCTGGGAAGATGAATGACGAAGTTAACGGTCTGGTGATGTTCGGCCCAAAGATCGGGCCATTCGCCATGAACATGACCGGCATTGACGACAGCGCTCTAACAGCAGACTTGTGGGTAGCGAGAACGCTGCGAAGAATGACAGGCACGCTCACCGACTCAAGCGGAGCGCCGAAGCCTGACGCGCCAACAGAGATCGAGCGCAGGTTCGGGCAGAAGGTCTACGAGCGTGTTGCACAGGAAAAAGGCATCACGGTCAAGCAGGCGCAGGCTGTGATGTGGGTCTACGAGCAGAAGCTCTGGGGCAAGATGATGGGCAAGACCGTCGAAGCGAAGAACTTCGTTGACGGTGCGCGAAAGTACGTCGATGCGCACCCTTGACCCACTAGACCTGTTCTGCGAGTACGTCAAGACGGTGATCCTGAAGTCGCCGATCTCGAAGGTGTTCGACCCGTCACAACCACGGGATGATCATGGTCGATGGACGAACGGAATGATTGGCATCAAACGCGACATGCCGCCGCTGTTCGGGCGTGACAATCTTGGCAGCCCAGGTCCGCCAAGCGGTTTCAGTGACAGGCAGACCGTTGAGTACGAGAGTTTGAGATTTTTGACGCCGCCAAGCCCTGAGCCGGAACCAACCAACAACCTCAAGGGCACGCCAGAGCAGCCGCCGCTGCCGTTCGGGCCGCGACATCAGGGCTCGATGCCGCGCAAAGAGCCGCTGATGGCTCCGTTGTTCCACGGCACCTCTGCGCAAGCGTTCGAGAGCATCAAGAAAGAAGGCTTGATCCCGAAGGCTGGCAAGGGGGCTGATGAGTGGGCAGTCAAGCACGGCTACTTCGCGCAAGAGCTGCTGTCTCGCGACGGTGTGATGAATTCGGTGTTCCTGAGCAAGGACATCAATCAGGCCGAAAAGTATGCGCAGCTCGCTGCCGAGGTCACGGGATCGAAGCCGGTGCTGATTGCCGTGAATGTGCCGGTGAAAGAGGTCAAGGCAGGACTATTCAGGCCTATGCCTGATGTTGGTGGCGACTCGATTTCAGGCTTGAGAGTGCAGGCGAAGATCAAGCCAGAATGGATCGCTGACCACTACTTGGAGCTGACCCCAGACAACAGCTATGCGCAGAGACTCGAAGAGGTGAAGGTTACGCGCGGCCTATCTCGTGCTGACGGTGACACCGAAACCTACTACATGGTGATCCTTGTCGACGGCAAGGACAACACGAAGAAGGAGAAGGTCAACCTGTCGTCGATGTTGAAGCTCTTCAATCCAAACGAGGAGCGCGATTGGCACGGTCGTTGGACGAGCGGCGGCGTGAGCGCAGAGGAAGCCGCAGCGCAATCCTTCAAGCCGGATGTCTGGAGATCGATGGGCATGAGTTCCTCGCGCGAGGCGTGGGGCAAGCTGTCGATGCACGATCAAGACGAGATGGCTAACGCGTCAGTGACGGTCAAGCGGCTTGTCGATCAGATGTCTGCGGTGCATGCGTGGCCAAACACGGGCAACCCAGAGCTGGACATCGCGCAACGCGTGAATCAGTACAAGGGTGAGTACATCGCCAAGGCCGACGCGCCTGTTCTCAGGGATTTCGGGGTCAATGCCTATCAGGCAATGCTGGCCGCTGGAGCCTCACGGGAGGACGCAGCCGCACTGAGCCGCTCGATGGTCGACCATGTGCTGGCGCAGGACTTCGAGGCTCTGGGGCGCACGCTCGGCAACCACGGCATCAGGCACCTGAACGGTGACGCTGTGATGGCCAACACCATCCTAGCGACGATACCGGGAAACAACGACACACCGCTCAACCGCGCCTTGAACTACATGGCTGCGGCGTATCACGACACAGGCTACCTGACACCACCGTCACGGGTGTTTCTCGATGAGCAACACCCGCACTGGTCGATGCAGTACTACCAAGCAAACCTCAAGGACACCGTCGAACGTGTGTTCGGCAAGGACGCTGCGGGCACGCTGCAAGTGATGATCGGTGGGCACACGACGACAGCCATCGACTGGGCAAGCAGGCCTTCGCTGTCGTCATTTGCCACAGCCGACAACCTGGGCCTGTTCCAGGCCGAAAAGCTGCCATCGGTGCTGCGCGACGTATCGCAAAACATCAAGACGATGACGGATCTGGCCACAGGCGTGATCGGTGTCGATGAGGCGCGCTCTCAGATGTCGGCCAACATCAAGTCGTCGAACCTGTCGTCACCGATGAAGACGCAGGCACTCGAGGCTGTGGGCGAGGTGTCTGGTGTGCTGCCTAAGTTCACGCTCGGGATGCTCGGGTCGCGCGTCGATTCGTTCTCGTGGAAGGACAGCCACCTGCATGTCGAGATCGCGCAAACGAACGCGAACGAGCACCTTGCCAAGGTGATCGATTTCGGGCAGCAGCAGTTCAAGAAGTTCGCCGCGACATTCCACGCGGATGCCGACAAGTTCCTGCAGACCAAGGAGCTGCACTTCACGTTCGGCGGCAAGGAGGTGCTGTCGGCGCACATCAGGCGCGTGCTGAAGGCTTTGCTGAGTCTGCTGCTGAAGGGTGATCTGCCGGGACACGAGTTCAGGGGCAACCAATGGACATCTGGCGGCGCGCCAGACACGCCTGAGTTCAAAGAGTGGTTCTCTGGCAGCGTAGTTATTGGCAGCAATGGCGAACCGATGCGTGTCTATCACGGCACAGACAAGAACATATCCTCATTCGAGGAGAGGGGTTTGCCGTGGCACTACTTTTCTGACAACCCGAAGTTCGCAGAGAAGTTCGCTGTGTCAGATGAGCCGATGCGAATCCCGCCATCCGCGCCGAAGACGCCACCTGATCTGCAAGTGAAGATCAAGACGACGCAGGGAGACATGGAAAAGCCAGCATGGTCTACCGGGGTGCCGGGTCTGGTTGTACTGGAGCAGTCAGATGGTCGATACAACGTCACACATCAGCAGTCTGGTCTTGCACTTGGCCGCACAAGCGTTGACTTCAATGCGGTGCTCGAATCAGCGAGCAAGCTTGGCAGGGTCAAGGGTGTCGATTTCACGCAGAATGCAGATGCGCTGAAAGGGCTCGCGCCAGAGATCAGGTCAAAGCTTGCCTCTGCCTCAAAGTTCAAAGACCCAGATCTCGGATCTGAGCCTGACCCAATAGCAGCCATGTTCGGCTACAAGGGCAAGGAAGGCATGGGGGTTGGCAGCAACGTGGTGCCAGCATTCTTGTCTATCAAGAATCCGGTTGATCTGACAGAGCTGAAGGCTCGCGGGCACCAGAGCCCAAATGCGCTGATCTCTGCGCTCGACAAGTACGGCATCAAGATCGACCACCGTGATCTTCCTGTTGCCGGTCGAGATCTGTACCAGATGCTGAACATCGAAGACGTGGCGCACAAGATCAAGAACCAAGCAGCGGCTCTCGGGTACGACGGTGTAGTCTTCAAGGACTACTACGACCCGAAGACTCGCGGCACGACATACATTGCATTCAGGCCTGAGCAGATCAAGTCAGTCTTCAATCAACGACCTACGTCGAGCCCTGACATCGGCAAGGTCAGCCTTGCATCACTGCTCAAGTACGACGACAGCCAGCCACGCGACGAGCGTGGTCGATGGGTCAGCGGCGCAGGCGGCGAGCCCAGCCACATCTTCTTCGAGGTCGCGCCAGACCCAAACAACTCCACGCTCACAGAGCGCTGGAACAAGCTGACAGTCGAGGAGAAGATCAAGGTCAGCGACACGGTGGCGAACAGGATCGCACCATCGGTCATGCATGCCGCGAACGTCACAGGCACGCCGCACATGCAGATCGGCGGCTACGAGGGTGCAACAAACCCGAGCTTTGCCATCGATGTGCCTCGCGAGGAGGATGCGGCCAAGCTGGTACCAGCGGCAAACCTGCTCGGCTACGCTCTCAGCCAGGACTCGATGATGGTGACGAGCGACCGCAAGTTCGCTGGTGCTGATCCGACAGGCGTGATCACGGTGCATCTGAACGACAGCACGTTCGCCAAGGCTGCAGCGGTCTACGACAGGCTGTGGCAGCTAGAGGACGGTGGCCAGAAGCTGGTCGGTGGCCACTCGACGATGAACGGCCAGATGAACATCCTCAACTTCAGCGGCCTGTCGAACGAGGAGTTCGCCAAGCGGATCGATGATCAGCTCGGCGGCAGGTATCAGGTCGATGTGCGCCACGCATTCGTGGCCTTCCCTCAGAAAGCGGACTATGGTCAAAATCTTCCCACCGGGTACTCCATTCCCAGCGGGCAACCCGCTGGCTCGCGGAGCGCAGATAGTCTGCGGGGCCAAGCGGCCAGCCTCATCGAGCGCGAACTCTCAAGGCTCGGCAAAGCCGAAGGTGGCCAGCTCGCCAAGGAGTTCACTCAATCAGCTTCTGCCACCTCGGGGCTGACCGCATACGGCAACACCGGCAAGCGCAGGAAACCGCGACGCAAACCCAGGCCAAAAACAGGTCGCGGGTCTGCACTATTACTCACTGATGGATCTGTGGAAAATCGAAAGCCATGATCCGTCGAAACTCACAGGAGCAGACACCATGAAGCTTTTCGCACAACTCGCGAAGGTGGACGAAGAGAAGCGCTTGGTCTATGGGCGGGCCGCAGAAGAGGTCGTGGACAAGAGCGACGAGATCATGGACTACATGTCCAGCAAGCCGCACTTCCAGAAGTGGTCGGCTGACATCGCGAAAGACACCAACGGCAAGAACCTGGGCAACGTGCGCGCGATGCATGGCAAGGTCGCCGCTGGCGCACTGACCGACATTGCATTCGACGACGACAAGAAAGCCATCGACGTCTGCGCCAAGATCGTGGACGACGGTGAATGGAAGAAGGTGCTGGCTGGCGTGTACACCGGGTTCAGTATCGGCGGCAGCTACGTCGGCGACAAGAAGGTCGAGAAGATCGAGGACAAGGACATCACCCGCTACACAGCGATGCCGACCGAGATCTCTCTGGTCGACCGCCCATGCATCCCGACAGCGAAGTTCTTCGAGGTGCAGAAGCTCGACGGCACGGTGGCCAAGGTCGAATTCCAGCCGCCTGAAGAGGAAGAGGAAGCCGATGTGACGGTCAACGGCACAGCCGACGATGTCGCCAAGCTCGGCAAGCTGATGAACGACAAAGGCCTGTCGATTGCCGACGTCATCGAGCGTCTGAGCAAGGCGTGGCCGCCCGCTGACGACAAGCCTGCCGCCGACGCTGCCGAGCCCGATGCCGACGACGCCAAGGGTGCCAAGGGCAAGAAGGGCAAGCCAGCCGCCGATGCCGCTGACGACGACGCCGACGATCAGGCCAAGTGTGCCGAGAAGGTCGAGAAGGTCGAGCAGCCCGTGGCCAAGGTCGATACCGGCGAGCTGCAGAAGATCATGGACGCGACCGTCGCGCCGCTGCAGAAGGCTCTGGCCGATGCGGTCGAGCTGATCAAGGCTCAGGCCGAATCAATCAAGAAGCTCGAAGAACAACCGGCTGTGCCGCGAATCTCGCTGCGCGCCGTTTCCAAATCCGAGGACGTCGTCAGCGATGCCGATGCCAAGGTAGCGAAGGTGGAAGCAATCGTTGACGACCTGGGCGACAAGCACGAAGCCGCAGGGTTCATCAAGATGCTCCACCGCTCTGGGGGTGCTCCGCTCAACGCGTCGATGCGCAAGTGATCAACCAACCAACCTGACATCAACTTTCTGAACACAGGAGTTCAACCATGAACGCACAAACGACTGCGGAAACCCTGGCGCTGATCAAGTCAGCACAGGGTTCTCCGAACAGCGAACTCGCGAAAGCGTGGACGCAGTCGGGGTCAGCGGTCAGCGGCATCACTGCCTACGACCTCGAAGCCCCGAGCAAGAAGCTCTATCCGGTCATCACACCGCTACGCAACGAGATCCCTCGCGTCAGTGGCAAGGGTGGCATCCAGGCGAACTGGCGCGGTGTCACCGGCATCAACACCAGCGGCATCAACCCGGGCGTGTCGGAAAGCAATCGCGGTGCCGTGATGGCAACCTCGACTGCCGACTACATCGCGGCCTACCGTGGGCTCGGCCTGGAAGACAGTGTTTCCTTCGAGGCTGACTATGCCGCCGAAGGCTTCGAGGATCTGAAGGCCCTGGCCGTTGAAGGCCTGCTGCGCGCGATGATGATTGCCGAAGAGAAGGTGATTCTCGGCGGCAACAACAGCTTCGCGCTGGGTATCACTGGCAACGCCACTCTCACCACAGCCAACACTGGCGGCACCGTCGTCAATGGCAACTACGGTGTGGGCTGCATGGCTCTCGGGTTCGATGCCTACATGATCGGCTCGTTGAGCGGCGGCATCCCGCAGACCATCTCGCGCACGAACGCCGACAGCTCGACCGACAACATCAACTGCGGCACGGCGACACCGGGCACCCAGGCCAACATCGCAACGACCGGCTCGAACGTCAGCACCATCAGTGCCACCGTTCCCGCTGTCGTTGGTGCCGTGGCCTACGCGTGGTACTGGGGAGCCAACACCGGCAACCTGACGCTGGGCGCGATCACCACGATCAACAGCGTGCTGATCACGGCTGCGGCAACAGGCAACGCCAGCAAAACTGGCGGCAACTGGAATGCCCTGGTAGTGTCCGACAAGTCGCGCAACTCGCTGGAGTACGACGGCATACTGACATTCGCATCGCAATCCTCGCTGGGTGCGCTGCAAGTGACTCAGGCCACCGGCACCGCTGGCACGGGCACGCCACTGACCGGCGACGGCGCAGGCGGCATCGTCGAGATCGACACGGCTCTGAAGTCCTTCTGGGACAACTACCGGCTCGCTCCCGACACGCTGTGGGTCAGCTCGCAGGAGATGCAGAACATCGGCAAGAAGATCCTGGCCGGTTCTGCAAACGCCGCGCATCGGTTCGTGTTTAACGCAGAGCAAGGGATGGTTGGCGGCGGCATCATGGTGCGCAGCTACCTGAACAAGTTCAGCATGAACGGCGCAACCGAGCTGCAGATCAGGATGCATCCAAACATGCCACAGGGCACGATGCTGTTCACGACTCAGCGACTGCCGTACCCGCTGTCCAACGTGACCAACGTGATGCAGTTGCGCATGCGCCGGGAGTATTACCAGATCGAGTGGCCGCAACGCTCGCGCAAGTACGAGTTCGGGGTCTACTGCGACGGGGTGCTGCAGTGCTACTTCGCGCCGTCGCTGGGCATCATCACGAACATCGGCAACGGCTGATGCACTGAACCCGCACTGGCACGGCGAGCCGATGCGGTTGCCTACTCCCCGGGTCGCGAAAGCCTCCCGGGGCTTTTTCTAGAGGGGCTTGATGTCTGATCTTTCGACGCTCGCATCGGTCAAGCAGTACCTGAGCATCGCGACATCTGGCCAGGACTCGCTGATCCCGAAGCTGATCGCGCGC